CGAGAGGCTGCGCGGGTTGTTGCAGCAGGTGGTCGATTGCCAAGCCGAACACTACGGCGATGGCTGCGGCCTGCACCTTTCCATGATCACGCTGGCTGGACGGATTAAGGACGCCCTATCCCAGCAGCCCGAGCCCGTCCGCAGTCCTAGGACAGAGGACACTGCGAGCATGGATTCCGATTCGGCGCAAGAGCAATTCACCGCCGTCGACATGGCCACAGCCGCAGCGCAGGGGTTCAGGGATGGGCAGGCGGCAGTAGAGCCAGCCCCGGCGCAGGATGAGCGGAAAACGTTTGAGGCGTGGGCTAAAACTCAGGGCGACAAGTGGCTGATTGTCGGCGGCCTGCAATGGAGTGCCGGCACTGATGACTACGCCAGTGCACGCACAAACGCAGCATGGGCAGCATGGCAGGAGCGCGCCGCCCTCTCAGCACGCCCCGCGCAGGCCGAGCGGCAGCCAATCAGTCGTGACACTATCCGCGCCGTGTTTCTGCGCAACGGGTTCACGGTTAAGGAGGGTCAAGTCGACCTGAAACCGTACGTCTACGCCGCCGCCGAAGAACTGCTGCGCCTGAACGCCGCCACCCTCGCGCAGACCGAGCAGCAGCCGGTGGCGACATGGATGGGCACAGACTGGAACGCGCAGCAGCAGCTCATTGCGCACCTCTGCAAGCTGGAGCCTGGAACAGACCTGTACGCCGCCCCCATCGCGCAGACCGCCCCGCAGCCGGAGCAGAGTGAAGAACTCGCATGGAAAGTCCTGCAGGCCGCAACAGACGCCTTGGATCGGCGTGCTGCGCCGCACGCATGGATTTCTCAGGCGTGGAATGCCGGGTCGGAGGTAATAACATCTCGACGCGCCGCCAAGCCCACCCAAGGAGCCAGCGAGCAATGAGCGCCTGCATCTCCCGCCAGGTAGCCACGGCCTAACCCCACACGCAGCAGGAGATAGACATGCCCGAACTCATCAAACGGTTCGCCAAGAACACGGCGGGCCGGGACTTTGCCGTGGGCGACATTCACGGATGCTTCACGAAGCTGCAGCAGGCGCTGGAAGGGATCTACTTTGACCCGGCAGTCGATCGGCTGTTCTCGGTCGGTGATTTGGTAGACCGAGGGCCGGAATGCGAGATGGCGCTGGAGTGGCTGGCCAAGCCTTGGTTCCACCCGGTGCGCGGCAATCACGACGACTACGTTTGCCGCTACGACAGCTGCGAGCTGGGCAACTGGCTCATCAATGGTGGCGGCTGGTTCCTCTCGCTCAACAGCGACGAGCAGGCCGAGCACGCCGTGCAGTTCCGCGAGCTGCCGATAGCCATTGAGCTGGAGACGGACGCCGGCCTGGTTGGCATCGTTCACGCCGACTGCCCGACCACGACTTGGGCGCAAATGGTAGCGGAACTGACAGAGCCGGAATCACCGAAGCGCCTGAAGCTGGTCAAGAACAGCTGTATGTGGTCGCGCAAGCGCATGGAAGATGACGACGAGTCGGGAGTGCCTGACATTCTGGCCCTAGTCGTAGGCCACACGCCACTACCGAGCGGCCCGGTGAAGCTGGGCAACGTGCTGCACATCGATACGGCCGGCTGGCATCCGTCCGGGCGCTTCACGCTGCTGGACCTTCACACACTCGAGCCAGTCAGGCACTAGGAGATAGACATGCACACAGACAAGGCGATAGCAGAGTTCGAGGCGTGGTGGGACAGGCAGCCTCACCGCGAGCAGTTCGAGGACGTGAAGGACCAGATGCGGAATGTGTGGCTGGCGTCGCGGCGGGAGCTGGTGATCGATCTTCCGCAGCCCATGAAAGCTCCACCCTACGCCAGCTATGAGGGCGGCTGGAACGACATGCGCGGCGAGGCGATTGACGCCATCGAAGCAGCCGGCGTAACGGTGAGGGGGTGAGCATGAGCCTGTGGCAATCATTCAAGCGCCTGCCGGAGCAGGAGCAGAAGCGCCAGTTTGAAATCCTCGCCAAGTCCGACATGCAGCGAATCCGCATGGAAGTCTGGATAGAGGAAGAAGGCGAGCGCACGAACACATGCGTGAAGAGCGTACTCGGCAAGCGGTGCAGTTACTGTGGCTGCCGGGAATTGGAGGGGTGATAGATGAAATTGAGCCTTGAGAAATGGGCGGAAGCGAACTTCGATCCGGTGCCGACGCTCAACACGCTGCGGCGATGGGCGCGGGAGGCGAAGATTTTCCCGGCCCCGGTGAAGCACGGGCGCAGCTATTATGTTGAGCCAGACGCACAGTACATCGAGCCAGGCACGCTTGCCGGGCGCATCGCGAGGGATCGACATGGCGCCAAGGCCGCGTAAGACCGGTTCGAAAGACCTGCCGCCGAACCTGTACCGCAAGACGGACAGCAGGAACGGCGTCACCTATTACAGCTACCGCGACCCGTCGTCAGGGAAGTGGTACGGGCTTGGTACCGACAAAGCACAGGCCGTGCGGGAGGCTGTGCACGCCAATCATACCGGCGCGAAGATGCAGCCGGCCTTGGCTGAGCGAATCGCTGCGACGCCGAAACGGCGGTTCTCGGAATGGATCGATGAATACCGCACGCTGTACGCAGAGCGCGACGTGTCTGACCGCAGCAAGGAAACCGTCCGCATGAGGCTGAATCGCCTGAGCGAGGCGCTTGGGCACCTCGACACGGTAAGCATCGGGACGTTTGAGATTGCCGCATACCTGAAGACCTTCACGGATGAAGGAAAGGCGCAGATGGCGCGAGCCATGCGCTCATTGTTGAGCGACCTGATGCGCGAGGCGATAGCAGCGGGATGGCGGAAGGACAACCCGGTCGAAGTGACGCGGGCCGCGAAGGTGAAGATCAAGCGCGAGCGGCTGACCATGGAGCTATGGAAGGCGATCTATGCCGAGGCCAAGCAGCCTTGGCTGAAGCGGGCAATGGAGCTTGCGGTACTGACCGGCCAGCGCCGGGACGACATTGCCGCGATGCTGTTCAAGGACGTGCAAGACGATCACCTGCACGTGATCCAGGCAAAGACCGGCGCCAGGCTGCGGATTAGCACGAAGCTCCGCCTGGAATCGCTGGGCCTTGAGTTAGGCGAGGTGGTTAAAGCCTGCCGGGATGCGGTAGTGTCCAAGCATCTCGTGCATCACAGCCGCACCGTGAGTCGCGCGACGCCGGGAATGCCGATCATGCTGGACACGCTGACCAGCGCGTTTGCAGCCGCACGGGACCGAGCCGGCAAGAAGGCCGGCATAGAGTTCGGAGAGAGCCCGCCGACCTTCCACGAGATGCGATCACTGGCCGCCAGATTGCACGCAGCGGAAGGCCGCGATCCTCAATTGCTGCTCGGCCACAAGTCGGCAGCGATGACCGCGCTCTACCGTGACAGCCGGGGCGCCGAGTGGATCGACGTGGCATAATCCGCGACTGAGTTTTGGCGAGGTTTTGGGGAGGATTTGGAGAGGATGGAAACGCCCTGTAAAATCAAGCACTTACACCTATACGGAATCAAAGCCTGGGACGCCGCACGAATCAGGCTCAACGCCTAGTGCCGCGCGGCTTTCGGCCAGTTTTCACGCTCAGAAATCCGCTCTTTTGCGCAATCTCCCGCGGCAACAGAATCAAACACTTACGTTTGCGTTTTGGGGAAGAAATTTCCCCTATCTCAGCCCGTCCGGGCAATCTCAATTCCCCCTCACCGCGTCATAAGCTTTCTCACACGTCGCCCCGGCTATTCCTCGGTCGTCGGCGACTCCAGCATAGAGTTGAGCAGCCGCTCCAAGCCGGCCGAACACGTCGGCTCGCACTCGGGCGGCGTCTTCGGCTGCCTGGCTGAGCTGGGCAGTGATGGCATTGCCGGCGTCACGACTGCGCTGTTCAGCTGCGGCGAGGCGCTGCTGCAGGCGCTCAAGAGCACTACCAGCGCGCTCAGCATCAGTACGCGCTGCAGCCAGTTGTTCCTGTGCCTCTGCATCTGCTTTCTCCGTCGCGGCCTGGCGCCGCTGGTTTTCCTGAATCACGAACAGCGCAGCACGGCGGTCGCGCTCGCTGACTTCGGTGCGGTAGTCGGCCAAATCGGCCTGCGCCTTCGAGGCCACAGATTGCGCCGATAGCACCCGGATCTGTTGCCCACCGGCTACAACAGCCAGGGCCAGCACCCAGTAGGCCCAGTCGGGGACGAGTTTCAGCCAGGCGATCATTTCCGGCCGCCGTGCTCAAGCGAGAAGTGATTCCCGTCCGGCGATGAGAATCTTCCGCCCCAAGTGCCGCCGATGGACTCCCAGAACTCGCCCAGCTCCCGGTAATCCTCGCTGGCTGTCATGTACTTTCCGTCCTTGAACAGGTTGAAGTCGACCGCAAGGCGTTCCTTATGTAGCGACACGGCCGAGCTGTAGGACTTCTTATCCCCCACAGCACCATGCACACGCGGGTCGCGGTAGGCATCACCAAAGGTCAGTTCGTAGCCGTTCGCATAAGCGAAGTCGATCAGCCGAGCGATCATCTGAGTGAACGCACGTTGCTTATTTCCGAGGGTCATGGTTTTCTCCAGGCAGAAAAAAGCCCCGACTGGCGGGGCTGTTAGATGGGCTTTATACGGACGCCTCAAGCGCAGAGAGGCGAGCCTCAAAACCAGCAGCGATGAAGGCCAGCAGCTCATCCATGCGAAACCCGTAGCGGTTGCCGGCTGGAACTGAATCCACCGTTGTGCCGTCAACGTTGCGAGACGCTGGCTGCTCATCCCACTCGTCGTAGCAGATGAAGCCGTACCGCATCGGGTCCAAAGAGTTTTCGCGCAGTATCTCGATAGCCCGCTGTACGGTCATGCCGATATGAGCGCGCGCGGAATCACCTTTTGCCTCAATAGCTGCCAGGAACTTATAGGAGCCGATTTCGCGAGCGAGCGTCTTGGCTGCGTTGATCTCGCCAGGCGTCAGCGCAATGACCGGGGTTTTCTCGCGCGCGTCAGATGTGTTGATTGTCCCGGTACTGGCATAGATCGTATTCCACCGGATAGCGGATGACCCAAGATTACTTACTGCGTCCGCTGACGAAGTAATTGTCGGCGTAACCAATACCGATGCGTCTATTTGAATGCTGCCTTGAGCCGACCCAGCGCCGCCACCCGAAGCCAACAGCCGAGCGTCATAGTCGTTGACGTTTCCGCTAGTGTGGAAGTCAAGCACCACTGGAGCGGCGGCGGTAATCCCGCCAATCTCCATTGAGCCGCCCTGGTTGACCGCCCAGTACGGGTTGTTGTTAACGTCTACTGCGGCATACGCCACGCCGGGAGAGGCGGGACTTATATATTTAAAGCCTACGTCCTGCCCTCTTGACAGATAGCCGTAATGCCAGTCGCCGCGAGCTACAAAGGCAGCCTGCGCTTTGTATGTTCCCAGGTTTACGCTATCGAAACCCCAGCAGCGATTGATCTCGTCGTCAAAGTTGTTACTGGAAGCGCCCTTTTGGTTTAGCATCCCCAGCTCGAAGCCGGACGCGCCTACAGCATGACCCGCCGCCGTAAATGTGACGTTGGCGTTATGCGCCCAAATCTTCGTGATTGGGTTTACATAGGCGCCAATCCCGTTCGTCGGTGTTCCAGATGTACCGGCCCGATACCAGCCGGAAACAGTAATCACATCACCGGCAGCGTTCCATGACTCGATGAACCCGCTCCACTTCGGGGCGTGCTTTGTGTCGATGATCATGCCGACGCGATACCGCAACACGCTGTCGGCAGGCGGGGCGCTGTCTAGGGTGACAGTGGTGGCGGTATACGTTGCCGTCGCGGCATCTACTAAGACAGGGGGCGACGTGTTATCGACGAACAGGCTTACCGAGTCTCGGTCGGTGTAAATGCCCAGCTGCTCCGGGGACGATATTCCAAGAATTTCGGAGGATTCATCAAGCGAGATGTTACTCCGAATGGAATAGCTACATGCGTAATCCGTAGAGCCGTGGTGGTAGTCGACCTGTCGCTGACCGGGGCGGAGGATGGTGCCGTTGATGAAGTCGAAACCGACCACAGCGGCGCCCGGATCAAGCACCCACGTAACTTCTTTGCCGCCCGTATCCACTTCGGCTGTAAGCCGGTAATCTCCGGCAGGGACATTAACAGAGCACATGGGCGCCCTGTTAATGTTGTTTTCGGGTGCGGGTATGTTGTTAAAGCCAATTGCTGCTTTCGCTGCTGCAGAGAAAGCAGCGGTATCGTCTGCGACCCCGTCGCCAGTTGCGCCAAAGTCTCGCACACTGAGTAAGTCTGACAACTTACTCTGCACAGTCCTGGCTACTGCGCCATCCCCTGCCTGCTGAGTGAAGCTGATCATTGAAGAACCGCTAGGCCCACCGATATCTGCCAGGTTCTTACCATCGCCGAGGCCAATCAACGAGCCGTCGCCTTTAGCCAACTCCTGCCGCAGCACGTCATCCCCAAGCAGCACGAGATTGGCCGAGTCGGTCGCCCAGGTGCCAGTCAATGTCAGAGGCAGTGTTGCCGATGCGTTCGGACGATACAGGCCGGGGGATGTGCCGGTAGTGGCCGCATCAACAGCAACGTACTCGTTCCGCTCAGACAGCACGACGCTTGCCGCATAGTTACCCTTGCTGACATATCCAGACGACACCAGAAACGCCTGGAATCGGCTTTCCTTGTCAGCCTGACTCAGTGTGAAGGCGGTTTCGCGGCCTTCCTGCGCATTGGTAAAGCTGTTCTCCATGCCGGCCCACGACTCGCGCAGCTTGCCCTTGCGGTCGGCATAGAACGGATCGGCGCCGTTGACCAGCTTGTCCAGGTTCTCGGCGTTGTCGTAAAGGTCGCGCGGATCGGTCGACGGGACGTTGTTGCCGGTGTTGAAAGTCATGTGTTTACTCCAGGCGTGCAAATCCGCACGGCGTCCGTTAGGGCCGTGTCCGGTATGTGGTGTTGGCTATCGGTTAAGCGTCAGCGGGGGCTGGTGAGTCGTCATATTGGTAGACACGAACGTCGTAGTTGACTGCGTCTACCGAGGCGCCGGTTGTGCCTTGCGGGCTGATGCTGGTAATCAGCACCGGGTAGCTCCATCGGTTCAGCGGGCCGAACAGAAGGTGTGGTGGCTCGGTCGACCAACTGGTGTCTGGCTCGAAGTCGAGCCCAGTGATGGAGAGGCGATAATCGTCGATGCGTGTCGCCGTGTATGGCCCCGCCATCGTGCCATCTGGCCGGCGAATCCCGACCACATGCGCGCCGCCAGCCGACCAGTCGAACGGCTCGGACGACTCGATGATGCCGTTGTCGTAGCTCAGCATCAGCGCGCTCTGGCCGTAGCCGGGCACGTCGTCCTGCAGCGGAACGTAGCTGAGATAGCGACTGTTCAGCGCGTCCATTTCTGTACTGAACGAGTACGACCAGCGCCGATATTTTTGCATCATCCGGCGCCGCATCCCATACCGCCACGCGCGGGTGCGATCCGTGACGCCCTCAAGCGTGACCTTCTCGACTCGGCGCCCAACATCACCCGCGATCCGGCACTCGACCGTCTCCTTCTGCCAGGTGATGCCGTCGATGTACTCGACATCAACGCCGTCGAAGTCGTCAGGAGTGACGGCGCTGAACTGCCTAGACAGCCCTTCGGTCATGTTCTGCGGCGTGTACATGTGCTCGAAGGTTGTCCGCGGCTCGTCGCGCACCGGCCTGATCAGGCCTCGATCAAGGGTAAGCTCAGCAAAGCCGGCTGCCAGCGCGTCGTTTAGCCATTCCTTGACGGTGCCAGAACTCTCAATCGACGCATCGAAGTAGTCTCCGCGCGCGGACCAAATCTCGCCAAGACGATCCAGTTCCTCGAAGTCGATATCGTCATCCGTGTAGCCAATCGAACGCGCAACGTAGGCCGCCCACGGCGCGATATCGCGTGTAGGCGTCTCAACGTCCCACGCCCCGCCATTGCGGATCGGCAGCACGCGGGTAGCGATGACCGAGATCAGCTGCTCGGATTGGGAGGCCAGCCGATGCCCGCCGCGCACCCGAACGGCAATCGTCGTCGCTCCCTGGTAGCTGGTCGGCGCCGGAAGTTTCGCGCGCAGGCCGTACCACTGGACGTTTTCTTGAATGTTCGGGTTTGTGTCCTTAGCGCCGATGCGGCGGACTCGCATTTCAGGCCGCATTACCGAGCCTAGCTCGATGGTTTCAGTGAATCCCAGCTGATCCAATGTCTTGGCGGTGTAAGTCTTCTTCACTGAAGTCCATGCGCCGGCAGTAGCCATGTCTCGGTACTGCATTTCTACCGTTACGGACCGGTCTATCAGCTGCCCCTTCGAGCCGATATGAATCAGGCCTCCCGGGAACATGAAGTCGACTTGCATCGACTGCGTGGTTTCACCTTCAGGGCAAGCCGCAAAGGGCCCAGCCCAATCACCCTCCTGCGTACTAGCATCCAGTGTGATGGAGACCGAAGAACTGGTCAGCGGCAAGAATCCAGGCCAGCCAGTGTCGGTAGCGCCGGCATAAGTCAGGCGCTCGACCGCAATCGAGTTCGTGCCCGCAGCCTTGAGCCGGTATCGCAGGCCTGCATAGCCGACGCCCATCGATACTGAGCCAGTCTTGAGGGTCGTCACCGCTGCGCCATTGGCGTAGCTGAGCGTGATCTGGCCGGTAGTCGAAGGGGAGACAGGCGGGGTATACGTCTCGATCTTGTACAGCCCCTCGTTGTCGCCAATGATCTCGATGTTCATGCCAACGAACGGAGCGAGCTGCGAAAAATCGCCCTCAATGATATCGCGCGCCGCCCCTCCGTCCGTCACGGTGTACGGGTAAGCAGCTTCGATGCGAACGATCATGCCGGCCGCCCATCCATCAGGGATGGAGCCTGCGCCGGACGGAATCGTGATCGTATCGCCGCTGAGGATGTAGCTCGATGCGGTCACAACCGGATCGACGGTGTAGGTCGCTCGCAGCTCAAGGCCAGCCGTACCGCTGCTTGTCGATCCGACCTCAGTCGATGAGTGCCACCACTCGGCCGCCTTCTCTGCCGCCACGCTCGCGCCTGGCTGGTAGATGGCGTACTCCGCATCGGCGCCGAGGGAAATGATCGGCGTGTCGCCTACCTGAATCTCGCTCGCATTGATCTGGTACTTGCCCTTGCCGATGCACAGCAGCATTTCAACCCACTGCGATTTAGGGTCGCCTGCTTTGAAGTAGCGGCGCGGAGGCAGTAGGTAGTCCGGGTAAACCTTGCGGCGGCCGGCAATCTCGCGGATCGGAGAGTTCAGCTTGACCTTGTTGCCCTTAGCTGCGGCCTCCGTCAGCTTGTCGCCGGTCCGTGCGTTGTTCTTCGGCTGCGATGGCATCTTCGGCATGAAGAGGCCAGTGACGAAGTTGAACGTCGCCTGCAGCGTGACGGCTGCGATGACCAGTTCAGCGCCCTTCGGCTCGATGTGGATAGCCACGGCGTCATCCGGCGCGAACTCTGCGGCATCCCACTCGGCCGGATCGATCAGCGCGCCATTGATCTCGACGCTGATCGGCGGCGATTCGCGGCGCTCAAAGGCCGGCACGTTTGCCCGCAACCACGCCTCGACGGTCATCGGAGAAGCAGTGCGGTGCGTCTCCAGCGGAGCGCCCTGCAGCTTGCTCGGGTAGATTTCGATCATGCTCGGTCCCGGTAGTAGGTGACACGCGCGTAGTCGCGCTCGAAGTCGTTCAGCCGCAGCAGCCGCGCGCTGGTCTTGTTGTTGCGGATTTCCAGCACACGCAGCCCCTCGCCAAGGTCAACCACGACGGCGACGTGCAGGCACAGCGAGCCACGGAAGCAGGCGGCAATCGCCCCGACCTCCGGCGCGCACTCCTCCATCAGTGCCGCTTCAGCTCGGTAGGCCCGGGTGAACTCGGCCGGCTGCGTGTTGCGCACGCCTCCCCATGAAGGCAGCAGGCGCTTGCCGTAGATGACGTGCCGCACCTCGCGCACCAGTCCCCAGCAGTCGTACCGATCCGGCCCGCGGGCGCCGTCTTCGTAGGTCGCGCGCAGGTAGTGGTCGACCCAGGTCATAGGTGCTTGAGGCCGGGGGCGAAGTTGGTGGTGTAGAGATCGCGCGGCCAGGCCACGTTGATCAGGTCGAAGTAGCCGGCCGTGATCTGTACCTGTGCGCCGGAGATAGTCCCGCCGAGGACTTTCATCCTGTACGGAGCCTCTGCAGGCGCGGTCAGGTCGCTGGCCAGGTAGGTGCGGAAGATCAGGGAAACGGTCTGCTCAGCTTCGAGCGCGGTATCGATCTTCTGCTGCGCCTCCCCTGTCACGTTGTCGATCGCAAACGTGAGATTCTGTGCGCCGCTGTTCGTCTTGGCCGGCAGCGAAACCGCAATTCCCGACGCGAGGAACGTCAACGCCCGCCCGTTCTCATCGATGACTGACTGATCCTCGAATCCCTGACACAGCAGGATCGGTTCCGCCCAGGCGGCGCACGTCAGCTCAATCGTGCTGATGATCGTGTCGCCGCCAGAGGCGTAGACGCGGTTGAGCACTGTCATTGCGGCCATTCCTCGTTTACAGATTCATCGAACGCGCCCATGAAGGTCTGGTATTTCGACTCAGGCCATTCTTGGTTCATAGCCTTATCAAACAGGCTCGATAGAAGGATGTACTGCGGCGCATATAGCGCCCAGCCAGGAGCAATTTTTGGCTTGTCGCGCAGCTCGACGCGGGCCGTGTAGGAC